ATCACAAGACCATCTGATTTCTGTCCTGTAAAAACACCGATAGCTTTAAACTTATCTGGTTCTTGCTCAATCATCAGAGCAGAATCATTTACTGTAAGCTCTTGCTTCCACGCTTTACCAAAAGGAACTTTTCCGTCTGAATATCTATCTGGACTCGCTTCGTTACGTTTCGGTAACAATACACCTTCGGCATATATCGGACAAGTTAACCAAGTTAAAGGAATTTCGGGGATGAAATTTATATCACTCATGTGTTACAATACCTCTTGTAGACTATATGTTGAAACCCTGAAGGAACTCCACCCTTTAGGGTTTT